CCCGTGCCTTCACCCCCGCGCCACTCTTCAATGAACTTCAAGAACTGATCGACCACCGCTGTGACCGCCGGGGCAAGGTTGCCAATCACCTGCCCTGCGATGCCTTCGACCGTGGCACGGGCGAGGTCGAACGCGTCATTCATCTCCGCGATGTTGCTGATCTGAGTCTCGTCTACGATGACTCCCAGCCGCTGGGCACGGTCGCGAAGCTCCTCGATGCTCGCAGCCCCTTCGCGGAAAAGCGGAGCCAACGCGGCACCCTGCTTGCCGAAGATCTCTACCGCTGCTGCCGCTCGATCCGCCGCCGTAGGAAGCCCCGAGATGGCATCGCTGATGGCTGAGAACTGTTGCTCAGGTGCCAGCCCACGAAGTTCGGCGACGGAAAGATTGATGTTCCGCAGCGACTTGTCGAGAGTATCGCCTGGAGTGGCCTTGCCGATGTTGACTGCGAGCCGTTGAACCGCTGTCCCGAACGCTTCGGTATCAACACCCGCCAACTTCGCTGCGAGCGAGTAGCCTTGCAGGGCTTCGACCCCGATGCCCGTGCGGGCTGACAGATCGTTGAAAGAATCGAACGTTGACGAGATGCGGGAGACGAACGCGGAAATCTGATTCAACGCCCCCGAGATGACGTTGCCGATCGTCTGGAGACCGTCAACAATAAGTCGGCCAATCTCAATGACAGACAAGAGTCGGACGTTCTTCGCCAGCGACTCTACGTTTTTGTCGGTTTTGGTTGCAGCCTGCCCGACCTTGTCGAGATCAGTCTTTGCTTTCTCCGCTGCTCTGTTGAACTGCTCTTGGCTAAGACGCCCCGCGTCGAGGTGCGACTGAAGTTCTTGGATCTGCGTGTCGTACCGCTCCTGCGGTGTAAGGTTCGCTTGAATGATCCTTGAGGCTGCCGCCAATGCAGCCGCCCGATCTTGCTCCGCCTTCGCCGCTGCTTGGTTCGCACCGCTCGCCTCTGCGGTTGCTCTAGCTGCAATCTCTTCGCTAATCGCTCCCTGCGCTAGCAACTCTTGAATGCGTTGGAGGCGAGCCGCTCGCTGCTCTTCAGCAGTAGCAAACTGCTGGGTGACGCGTGCCCCTTCCTGCAACACCGCAGCACGCTGCCGTTCCGCCTCGGCCAACAACGCTTCGGAAGCAGCGAGGGCCGCAACCCTCTCTCGCTCTGCCTGGGCGGCGGCGGCGTTCGCACCGCTCGCCTCTGCAATCGCTCGGTTGTAGGTTTCCTGCTCAATCGCCCCAGCGTTCAAGAGCCGATTCAGCCGTTCGATCTCGATTGCCCGTCGCTCTTCAACAGTCCGGTTTGCCTCTGTGACCCGAGCACCTTCCTCGAACGCCGCCGCAGCGGCGCGGGCTTCCTCGGCCAGCTTCTCAAACGCGGCGGCAAACTGCGTCGCACCGCCGCCGTCTCGCAGGTTGTTGATGAGATCCTGCGAGCGACGGGCAAACTCCTCCTGTGCCCTCGCGGCACCGGCACTGCCGGAAGCAAACTTGTCGAACTGACCCGTGAGCTTGTCGGCTTGATCCCCCAGCCCCACGAGCGCACGCTGCACCGGATCGAGCTTCAGCCCGGTGGCGTCAGCCGTGACTCGCAACGCAAGGGAAAGTACGTTAGCCATCGTTCACTTCGAGATCGCCTAGACCGAACTGCCGCCGCAACTTCAGCAACGCCGCCATATCCTGCGACTCGTGCTGCGGCGGCTTTTCAATCGGAACAAAATCCTCGGGCTTGGGTCGCTTCTGGTTCTTGCCGATGTGCGGAGCCAGGAGAGCCGTGACGATCAACGCCGTCTCCCGCCACGAGTCGGGCAACGCCGAGAAGTAGCGGTTGTAGGCGATCCATTCAGCGAACTCGGCCGAATCCATTCGCGTGCCCAACTCGCCGACGGTCATCTTCAAGTCGCGAGCGACCGCGAACATGTACCGCCGAGTCGGGCTCGCGTTCAGCCTTTTCCCAACTCCTGCACATCCTCCTCGGTCATCCGGTTGTGTTTCATCGCCTCATCAAACAGTCGGCCCATCACCGCACCCGACTTGCTCGCGAGCTTGTCGATCTGGTCGCGGCTGAACAGGAGCTTCCCGGCTTCGTCGCACAGCACGCCCGCAAGATACTGCGTGCGGAAGTTCTCGATGCCGGTCTCTTTCTTGCCGATCCACTTCCGCTCATACGAATCACGCTCGCCCACGCTCATCACGCGGATGAAGACATCGCCACCCCACTCGGGAACGGCGACCCGCTTCAGCCCCATGTCATCCGCCGCGAGAATCTGATCTGCCGTCAATGCCATCTGCGTCTCTCCTAGGGTGCGGTCGGAGCACCGACCGTATCCATCACCCTAAAGGTGAAGGCAAATCGCACGGCATCGTTCGCCTGCGAATCGACGCGGTAGCCGCTGTAGATGCAGTCGGAGTTGAACAGCGTCAGCAATCCGCCGCTCGTCGTGGGCGGGCACGTAATCGTCAACGTCTTCCGCTTGCCATAGTCAGACGTGCCGAGGTTCGTCAGCGAGAAGCCAATCAGCCGCACCTCGCCGAGATTGGGCGTCCATGTGGTCGTGCGACCCTGCGGGAGCTCGCCTCCGTAGATGTCGGCTTCGAGAGCCTGCACCTCAGAGAGCGTCTGCCCGCCCCAGGTGAACGTGAACCCTTGGCATGGAATCGCCATGACGGCACCCCGTCATGACTAGCGGGCGACCGTGATGACGCCCTGCCCCCGGATCGCATCGTTCGTCGCCAGCGTCAGGGTCGAGCTCTGCACCGTGTGGTAGCTCGCCGTGGTTCCGCCAACAAGCGTCACGCCAGCCACTTGGATGTGGTATGTACCCGTGGCCCCGTCGGCGATGACAACCTTGCCGATGTAGTCGAACGTGATCTGCCGACCGCTGCCGCCATCCTGGGCGGGAATCACGAGGGGCGTTTCCATCCGGGCAGCGAGTTCGCCAGTTGTCTGACCCAAGTGCGTGATATCGATCTGAGCTTCGGCACCCGCTGCGGGATTCGTGTTCGACATAACGATGTTGCTCACCACATAGGTGGAGGTCACACCGTTCAGAGAGAGCGTGAGCTTGGTGCCGCTGCCGGAACCCGAGGTATCGTGCGGAGTCGAAAACGTGGGCACGGGCTAAGTCTCCTGCCAGAGTATGGTGTAGGTCTGCGTCACGCTGTAGACGGCGGGCAACTCGCCACCGGCCAACTGCACGAACCCGTCGCTCTCACTCAGTAGCGACACGTTTCGCACTGAAATCCAGTTTCCCAACGCCCCGTTGAAACCATCCAGTGTTTCCCGGCAGCGGTCGGCGAGCTCCCTTACTCCCTCATACGTGGTCGCGTACATATCCACGGCGAGCGTCACGGTCGCGATTCCAGACGGCCCCGATAGGGTCGCTTCCCGCTGCACCGCCTGCCGCCGCCACGTAACGAACGGGATCGCCGCCGAGGCGGGGGCGATGACCGGGTAGACCCGATCCCCAACCAAGTCGGCCACGAGCGGGGCGGCAGCGAGGGCGTCAGCGAGCAGGCGTTCGGGGGATTTCACGCTCATGTGCCGATGGTTCCAGTAGATCGCTGCGAGAGGGTGTCGAGGGCTTGCTCAAGCGTCAGCCGCAGTTCTCGCTGGAGGATCTCGGCGACGGTGGGCTGGGTTCTCTCCCAGGCCGTTTTCAGCGGGGGCTGCCCGTCACTGCCGCCGACCGGCATCGCCGGAATCGTGATCGGCTGACGAGACTTCTTAAAGAACGCGTTCGGGTATCCCGGCTCGGTGATGAACCCTGTCTCCCCCGCCCGAAACTTGTTGATCTTGAACGGCCCGAGGCGGTTGTAGCTGCTGGCATAGAAGTAGGAGTTCGGGTCGTTCACGAGATGACCGGTAACGCCGTGCCCGCGAACCGAATGCCCCTGCACGGTGAACGTCTTGCCGTTCCGGGTCATCGTGTACGTGCGTCGCTCGAAGCCCGGCTTGTTGTAGCCGGGGCGGTTGTATGCCTTCGGCGGCGATGGCAGGCGGATTTGCCGGGGCTGCGTCCCCTCTTCGAGCCACCACTGATGAAACGCCCGATCCGGCCCCTTGCGAACAGTGCCGCCTGCCGCACTCTCGGAGCTCGAAAGTCCCGCCCGCCGGAAGCCGAGTACAGCAACCGCCGCCCCGTCCTTCGTGTAGGCGATCACCTTCTTCGCCACCGCTCGCCGCAGGTTGCCGGTCGGCCCGAGCGGCGCGGTCTGCTTCAACGCCTGGAACGCTGGCTCAATCGCCTTCGTCAATGCCGCCTTCAAGATGCGGGCCTTGTCCGCTAGCGAGAACAGACGGCCGATGTCCTGCTGCAACTGTCGCAGTTCGGCGATCTCGGCGGTGATCTCAATGCCTGCGACAGCCATTAGTCCACCCTCTCCTGGCACAGCAACTCGTGCTCGCTGCGGTTCGCGTGTTCGAGCAGCGTCGTGATCTCCAGCACCCGACCACGCCACACCAGCCGCATGCTTTGCGTCAGCCCCGTGAGATATCGCAGCCGCACGCGGTGCGTGCCGTCGGTCTGCTGCTGCCCCAAGAGCAGCACCTCGCGAGACGAGAGCCCCTCGACGCTCGCCCACCGCGTCGCGAACGTCGCCCATTCCAGCGTGCTTTCCCCGAGCGAGTTGCGTCGCTCGGTCGCCTGCTGAATCGTGATCCGCTCGCGAAGGCGACCGGGGTCAATCGCCATACATCACCAGTGTGTAAGAGGCGGTGCCAGCGGTGCCGAACACACTGATCGAGAACGAGGCGGTCTCTATCGCCTCCGAAACCGCAACCTGTCCCGCTCGCGAGTAAATCGTCCAATCATTGACGCCGCACCCGCCAATGCCGTCGCACGCCACGAGCGTCGGCCCGCTCGCCTGGAACGCCACACGCGACACGCTGCCGAACGAGACCAGATTCCCGGCTGCGTTGCGGTAGGTCGTGGGGGCGACGGGCACGCTCACAACCGCCGTGCCGACCGTGCCCGACACGACCGCCACCTTGCCATCGGGGTACTCGGTCGCAGACGCAAGCGACACGAGCTTCATCCGCTGCACGCCCGTCGCCGTCGTGCGGTCGGTGAAGTCAACGTCGATCACGAACTTGCCGCGAACGTCGCTCATGATCGTGCCTCATGTTCCATAGAGCACGAGTGTGAACGACGCGGTGCCAGCGGTCGTTCGCAGGCGATGGTTTGACAATGCCGCAAAAGTGGGCTGAACATT